GCCGTGGCCTTGACCAGTGACGGCCATTCAAGGGGGTCCATACTGTCCCAGGCCTCGTCGCCCAGACCCCACGCGATATGCAGCGGGCGTGCGGCAATGGCGACAGCCATCGCGATACGCCCCTGTTCGGTAACGGTAGATTGCATTTATTCCTCCGTGATGGATATTCCCATATAGGCATGGATGGTGTCCCAGGCGGCATCATTCCAGCCGCCTTCCTCTTCCCATGTCCCGGCATTAAGCCAGGGAGAGTGCCCGACCTGGACCATTGTTTCCGATCCCCAGCACTGACCGGGCACGGCTCCGGGGAAGGCCAGTTCCCCCATGCTCCGGCGTTCCGCCTCATAGGCCCACAAACACACGGGCGTGCGCACGGGACCATGATTGCCAAGACGCAGGTTCCCCAGCCTGTTGACGCCGCGCGCCAGCACGATACGACGCACGCCCCCCAGCCGTTCATTGATACCGGACAGGCGGGACAGGCCCGTTTCCAGCTGGCTGCGTGCCGTATGGCGGATGCCGAGTTCAAACGGCGGGATGTAGCGGGTAAAGCCCTCCCAGCGTTCCCAGGGGCGGTCGTCCCAGCTCCCGTCATTCCAGGAGGCGGAAAAGTACACGTCCTCGCCGCTGCCAATGCTGACCACCTCGGACATGACAAAGGGATTGCGGCGGATGAACGTGTCAGAGAGCCGGGACACGCTCAGCACAAAATTGTTGACGCGGCGCGGCCCATACAGGGTCAGCAGCTCCGTCAGGCCCCAGAGCGGAGAACCATCCAGCAGGGGCGGGCCGAACAGGCTGATCTTGACGCCAAAGGCGATGACCACGTCGCCGTCTCCGACGCCGGGGTCCGTGGTCCCGCTCCAGAACGACAGGATGCCGCTGCCCAGCTTGGGGCCGATACCGGGGATGATGGGCCGCCGGTCGTTGGTATGGTTGTAGATGCGGAAAAAGAAACTGCGCGCGGGCTTGTATTCCTGGATCAGCCATACGAGGTGCGCAAGGCTGTCGAGCTGGGCTTGTTGATCCCCGTAATGAGGCGGTGTTTCCAGCCGCACCATGAACTCCGCCCAGCGCGTGGGCGCAAACTGGCGCATATTCTCGATGGCTTCGACGTGGTAACCGTAGGCTGCCAGAATCTCCGGCAGGCCCTGCTGCTTGCCCCCCAGCATGTGCCAGCGCCAGGCATTGACGACACGGGTGCGGAACTGCGCGTCGCTTTCCACGGGGCTGCGCACCAGGCCCCGGCTTGCCCCGAAGGCGGACACAAGCCCCGGCTCGCAGAGAGCCGGGAACCACTGCCGCCGGAAATACACGACATCATCCCGCGTCTCGTCCAGCGCATGGGCCATGCCCCGGACGAGACCCTGCAGGGGGCCGGGGGCATGGATCAAAGGCCATGCCAGGATGTCATGAAAATATTTCCAGAACTCGGACACGGTTACGCTTCCTCGGCCCTGACGGCGCGCAGGGCAAGGCTTTCAAGGCGGGCCACGCCATCGGCGGGCACGACCAGCACGTCCTGTGTCGGGCTGGTCCAGGTCACACGCTTGACGCCTGCGACCGCCATGACCGTATGCGTCAGCAGGTCGAGCGTCAGGTCCTGCCCGATCTGCAGGGCCGTCACGTCAGCCAGGGGGCTGGTCTCCGCGAACAGGGCACGCAGACGGTTCTCCGCCTGGGTCGTTATGGCGTCTGGATCGCCGTCGGTGTATTCCAGCACGCCGTCTATGGTGGCGGCCACGGGCACAGGTCCCTTGACCAGCCAGTCGTCGTTTATGGGCACGTTGGGGGCCACGGCCTCCCGGACTTTCTGCAACAACGCTTCGGTGGGCAGCACGTCCGCACCGCGCACGACAATGTCCACGGTGCCCTGGCCGCGCGGATGCCGGTCCAGGATCGACACCGAGGTCACACCCGGCACGGACAGTGCCCAGGCCATGTAGGCGAACTTGGTGCAGCCGTTGTTTGCTTGCCATTGCAAGGCATAGCGCCGTTGCAGGCTGGCGTCCGTTTCTTCGTCGGCCCCCTCGCTGACCAGCCAGTCCGCCGGGTTGCTCACCCCGGCAACGCCCGTTACGGGGGTCACCAGCTCGCATATCTGTCCGACGGATGCATTGGCCGCTGCGCCGTAGTCCTCCGCCTCGACTTCCACATCCACATGGTCCGCCCCGGCAGGCAGGACAGCGGTTGCGACCGTGCTGTATCGAAAAATACGGCCCGTGCCGTCCGGCAGGGTGCGCACGATGCGCCCGGCAGGGATGGTGATGTTTGTGTCCTGACCGGTCTCCACGGCGCGGGCAAAGCGCACTTTCCCCCGCGCCTTGGTCGCCGGACGGCGGGTCACGTCCACCCCGGCGGCGTGCATGTCCAGCCATTCCCCCGTTGCCCCGTCCGGGCTGACCTGCTGCAGCAGACGTTGCAACAGGCTATAGATCTGCCAGTAGCCCCAGCAAAAAATTTCCAGCAGGCCGCGAACCACGCCCTTGTTCAGGTTCAGGCGCACGGGCAGATAACCGTGGGTGGCGAGGCTGTCCTGTGCCGTCTCCACATAACCGAATACGGAGGCCCGGACGTCCTCAATCGTCCGGGAAACACGGGGTAAAACTGTCTGTTCGCGGGTCGGCATCTTTCACTACCAGTTCCATCGTCAGCTTGTTGATCTGCAGGACCAGGGACATCGGCGTGTCATCTTCCAGGAAGCGCCAGCGTGCCAGCGCCGTGATGGACCGTGCGTCCCAGGCCGTGACCGTGCAGCGCACGGACCCTACGGCAACGCGGGGGTCTTCCTCCACACGCATGATGACCTCGGATTCCAGGGCCGCCCTGTTCGCCGCCGTGGATTCTTCCAGGATCCAGTCGTGGATAAGGCTGCCGAACTCCCGGTCGTAGAACAGATTGCCAAGGCGGGTAAACATGCGCAGGCGGATGTCCTGGACGCCAGTGGCCACTCCGTCCGTCAGCAAAAGTTCACCGTTGGCCGCCACGCGGGCCTGCCCACTGTCGTCCAGGGCAATGTCTTGCCCCCACATATCCAGCGTGCTACTACTCATGGGGAAACTTTAACTGGCACATAAAAAAAGCGCCCGGAAAGGGCGCGTTCTATGCGAGGAAAATATGTCTCAAGATGTTTTTAATAATATGCAAGATGAAGATACTTCTATCGCAGGAATCTCTAATACTAATTTAGATGACGCAAAACATAGCCTGGAGATAAATTTCAAATCATTTTCAATCAAAGCTGAGGGAGAACCAGCCATAATATTGTCACAGATCGCAAAAGATGAATTTTCTAAATTAACAGACTTGATTAAAAATCAGAATATTATAGATGCTTGCAAATATATCTTGCCGTATATAAAAGATGTATTGCCTTTCTGCAAAATGAATAATTTTTCAGATTTCTCCGCCACTCCGGCTTCCGGCAAAACTGTTTCCACTGACGCGAAGGTTTCCGGTAATGACAACATCCCCGGTAATGGTGGCGGGACCGTGTAAGCTGTAGCTTCCTTCATGCTCTCGATGGTCCCGTTCGTGAACCGTACCTAAGCCGCCTCCGGCTCCGCGTGCGGTTTCGTTGCCCTCCTTGACGATTTCCGGTGCACGGAGGGTCAGCGTTTCCCCGGCCTCGATGATAACTTTCTTCCCCGCCTGGATGATCGCGTTATCCCCGGCTTTGACCGTCCAGTCTTTACCGGCCTCGGTGGCCACATTTTGCGGTGTCAGCGTCACGATCCGCTTTTCCTTGTCAATGCGGATTTCCACGCCATTCTCAAGTTGAATGACAAACTCGTTCAGCTCCGCATGGGGGGCATTCATGCCGCCGCCCCAGCGAATGTTGGAGATATACGGGTAGTTCGGATCGCCGTCATAATAGGCCAGGTCGCACAGCACCCCGACAACGGGCGGGCAGACCACACCGCGATCCGGGCCGCCCCATAGCACAGGCAGGGTTACGCGCGGCACCACCGGCTCCTTTGGGTCCGGGCTTTCGTCATTCCGCAGCGGCTGCACGTCGGCAAAATATTCTCCATTGCAGGCGTATACGGCCACGATACGGGCCTTTCTGGTGATGCGGTAATAATGCCGCAGATTGGGCATGGCCAGCTCAACAATCTTGCGGATCATGCCCACGACATCCCGTTTTCCCTGTTGCTCGTCCATCGTTCTTCCTTTAGCTCCAGCCAACGTCTTTCCCGTAGGTAATTACGGTGCGGTTGCCGCTTTCCTGAAACGTATGCACTACGTCCAATGCCCGCACGGTGGCATCCAGGCTGCGCCGGGCGTCGCGGATATGCACCAGACGGCTGTGCGTTAATCCCGGCAGCGGCACAGACACCAGAACCCCTGTTCCGCCGTCGGTCTGTGGCGGCGTATGTGCCAGCAGATTTTCCGCCGTAGCCACGCTGTACACATCGCCGGGTTCGTTCCCGTCGCTCCAGGTCAGTCCGGACGCGCCCAGCCAAAGAGCATGGCGGCTCATGTCATGACCGAAGCTGCGCTCCAGCGTATAGGCCAGCTGGCGCACGGCCCGCGCCACGGATACCCCGGAAAAGACCTGGTACGGCAACACGTCGCCCGGCACGTCCACTGCGCCCACGGCAAGCCCGGTGCGGGCCAGCAGCCGCCGGGCCACGACGTCAGCTGGCTCCCGGTAAAAAGATTCCGTCACGTCCGTGGTGGTCAGCACCTTTTCACGCCCAACGGCATGCACCGTCACGGCATCGGCGCTGCTGCTGTCGGCGCGGGGCTGGTCGATGCCTTCCACGGTCCCCTCCCATTCCTGCCAGAAGCCAGTCTCGCCCCGGTATCCCCAGCGCACGGCAACCGCCTGCCCCGTGGCCAGCACAGCGCGGGCTTCCCCCTCCGGGTCCGGCACGGTAATGGTTGCCCGGCTGACAACGGCCCGCCGCCGGAAGACCAGCTCAAGAAACGGACTGCGCAACACTTCCAGCGGCCCCACATTGCAGCGGACGTTCAGGCCCTCGATCATGACAGGTCCCCGCCGATGACTTCTTCAGGCTCTTCCGCCCTGGCTGCGGCTGCGGCTTTTTCCTCCGCTTTTTGGGCCAGCTCGCCGGGTGTGGGGGTCTTGGCCTGCGCCTGTTCCTGGCGCACGATGGGCGGATTATGCTCCACAAAGGATAACGACGCGCGTATCTCGTCGGTCTGGGTCGTCTCTGCCGAATCCAGACGCGAGAACACCACACGGCGCACACCTCGCGCGAGAAGGTGCCGGTTGGTCACGGTAAAAATGGAGGGGTTGGCTTTCCCATCCGTTTTCTTGAACCATCCGTTTAAGGATTCCAGCTTGTCGTAACAGGTCCCGGCTCCGTCCGTCGTCAGGTAAAGGGTCAGGCTGATGTCCGCGTCTTCCCAGCCCTGCGGCGTCTTTTTCTTGCCGCTGGCCTTGTCCACGCTCTGCTCGTCGAATCGTACCTTGCCGCTTACCCGCAGGTCGGACAGAATGCCGGGCAGCTCCTCGCCGTCGATACGCACGACGCCGTCTTCAAATGTCAGAAGTTTTACACTCATGCCATATTTTCTCCCATTTCCGTGGCCGCCGCCTGCAGGTCAGCGAAGAAGTCCTGCGCGTCCTTGACGTTGGGGAGGGTGATGTTGGCGATATGCAGCGTCCAGGATTGCGGGGCGGCGGCACGGTCTCCGGCGGCCCTCGCCCGC